GCGAAAGGAGTGGTTCAGAACGCCTATATAGGTATCCGTCGTACACGGACAAATGTCTTTCCCCCACGGACACACATGTCTGTCTGTCACGCACACACTCGAGCCGATTTGTCTTTCCTGGGCGAACAGGTATCCTAGTCCATTTTGTTCTAGAAACGAACATACATTCGACCTGTCTGCATAGAACAAACAGGTCTGATGTGTAGTTGCAACTAACCAAAATTAGTGTTAAGAAACTGTCTGTCGTCTCTGCCAGTCAGTTGCAAGGTCAAAAATATAAATGTCAAAATAGATAGTTGTAGATGTATAACTTGTACCCTCTTTCGCAAGTGGGTGTACCAGTAAAGAACCATCACTGTCTACCAATGTTCCGAATGTAGCATTAGCACCAGTAGAATCCCAGCCACCACCACGATAAGCAAGACCATAAATAGTAGAGGCAGGAATCAGGAAATCGGGTAGTTTTCCAATTTTCACATACTGTAATGAAGCAGTGTCTTTCGGCTTAAAAGTTCCTGCAATTCTAATCTTGACAAATCTTGTTCCAAAACGGATATGACTTCCGTTTAAGTTTGGTAAAAATTCATCTTTGTTGGTAAAGATGCCAGCAACATCCATATAGCTTCCATTGACACGTTCCCAGTAATCACCTAAAGCAATAGGCATTCCAGTACATAAAACATTAAGAATAAATCTTGCTAAAATCTTAGTGTATCTTACTGTATAATGTAAATATCCGCTGTTCTGTTCCTCATAAAACTCTGCTCTCATACGGTCTGTTTCTGGTGAGATTACAGGTGCATAAGCGAACATATCTATAAAAGTCCATCCGTTCTGCTGTGCGTACTGACTAAAATATCTCCAATATGCTGTTTGCGGAATAATCCACTGAGCCGGTAAAACCCGATAATTTTTGTAGGTGCTAAAAAGGTAAACCTGACAAGATGGATTAATAGACTGAATTTTGTTTCTTATGCTGTCCATGGTAGCACCTAAATCAGCTAAAGAGGTTTGTTTTTTAACGTCATTGACACCACACCATACAATCAGAATATCTGGTACATTTTCTGGGTGCAAGGTCATATTCCTATCAAAAATTGTGTATTGCTCTGCCATGGTATCGCCTGAGTGAGCACCGTTCATAATGTGGCAGTTTTTTCCGACAAGCAATTTTTCAAATTCTGTAACCCAACTTCTGGGTGCTTGACCATCACTTAAGCTGTCTCCCAAAACATAAATTGTTTTATTTTTCATAACATCCAGATAGGATAACCCACCATAAATGGTATCAATCATAGTGCCTAGCGTACCATCATCTTTCCACCCTGTCAGCACGTTATCTATTTCTGTTGGAATTTGCTGGATAGCATCATCTACTTCTTTTTTGATTTCTGCTAATGCATCATCTACTTTCTTAACTACATTCATGAAGCCAGTTTCAATATTTTTCACTTTTTCGATAATCCAGTCTAAATTCAGTTCGTGAAAATTAACAAAAGGAAAATTATTCCAAAAAGCCATATTTATGTCCCTCCTTATTAATATACCATCAAACAAAATCGTTCTTTGAAATCTTTACAAATAATATTAGCAATGTTAACATAACCATTCTTCAAAATTTTATCAATGTCTTCAATATTTAAAACAACATTCTCGTTTTCTTCATACTGATAACTTTCTGAACCGGTATAACGAACTGTTCCATCATTTTCGATATTCTGCAAACTGGCATCATTTCTCTGTTCTGATGGATAGTAACTATTCTGATTATACGCACTGTTTGAAATGGTTGTAGATTCATCATCATTATTTATTGTACTGGAAGTTGTATGAGTGGTAAGTTCTGGTGTTCGTGTACTCTTTTTTGTGAGTTTTCGACCACCTTTAGCATCTTCTGCGGTGCTTTCATCCTGTGCTAGTTTCCACTTAAGAAAATACTCCCACTGAGGTTTCATCACAGTTGACCATGCGTCTAACATCCGTCCGAACCAAACAGTGTCTGATACTACAATTTCCAATTCTGCACACTCAAAAACAATATGTTCTAGGACTTTGTCTTTTACCTCTTTAGTAAAATAATCTGGTAGATGAAAATTATTTTCTAAAACATTTTCATCATACATTAACAGTCCTATTAATGTAATTGTAGCCATTATTAGCACCCCCATTCGCAGTGACATCATGTCGCCAGTCTACTCTTATAGTTGTTCCAAACATGTTGTTGACTTTTTCAACACATTTCTTAAGAGTGTCTAACCATATTTCTGCTTTACATCGGCATTCAAAATTATTGGCATTTGCTTCTGCCGCTATCATTCGTTCTTTTTTGTCGCTTCTGACATTATCAATACCAATTTCGTTGTTAAAAAGTTCTTCCCATCTTCTCATGCTATCCTGCAAATCGGGTGCAATAAAATTGCTTTTTAAATCCTGTGCAAAAGTAGACCACGGTTCTTCACTGCCTCCTGTTGGATTAGCACGACGTAATTTTTCATCATAGAAAACAGCAATATTACCGCTCATTATCTGGTCAAGAATTTTCTTCAATGATTCTGCCCCCGCTTTATTTCTGGCACTGAACACATAACTTAGCCTGGAATTCATGATATTAATTGTGGTAGCTTCTGCTGTGATAGCCATTTGGTCAGCATAATAATTAATAATATCAATAATTCCTGACCAATCCGGTGTTAATCTGATAACCTCACACTCAACACCAATTCTTAACTGTTTTGTTCCCTTCAAAAGAGGATTAGTCACTACAATGTGAGATGGTTGATAATAGATATCATATCCTTCAATTCCAGAACCCTGACATATGACACCGTATTTGTCAGTTTCCAGAACCCCAACAAACCCCCATGTATATAGTGTATACAAAAAGTAGTTCTCACTCCATGTTTCCGGTAATTCCCACTCGAAAACACTCATAGCTTTCTGCAATAAATACTTGACAAAATAAGCATGTAAAGCATTATTTCTGCAATGCAATGTACTCGGACTGTACATACCATTATAATAATTGATATAATCCTGCCCGGCAGGAATTGTATTGTATCCATTGTACAAAATTTATCACCCCTTTCTAAAGACAGTCGCCCAGTACTGTGCTCTTGCTTGTCTTTCTTCCATTCTAGGAACACCCGGTCTCTCGTATTCCCAACAAAATGCCGCTGTCAAATAATTGATATCCTTATGCAGTTGATTAAAAGCCCACTCCGTCCAGCTGAGGTTATAGCCATATCCTTTATACCATTGCGGTTCAATACCCCAGTTTTTACTTCCTGTTGACTGCTCAAATTCTGCATATATAACCCTGCATTGTTTAGATCCATCATACCAATCATCGGCAGAACCGTAAACAACTTTCATCGGGTTAGTTAAGTCTGTACCGGGAGTCCACTGAACTAATCCCCTACCGGCCCCGGCAGAGGTAGTTCCACCACCAACTTCAATTAGTCCGGGATTAAGTGTAGATTCAGCATCCATATTTCCAATGAGAGCACAGACACTGTCAGAATCCCAACCTAGTGTTTCATGGAAATATTTGTAAATGTTAGCCGCATTTCTTTGTTGTTCGGCGCCATTTTTAGCAAAATATCCAGCAGTAGTATCAGTAACTTTATAAAACCAGTCTCCCACAGTAGGCACAACTCCAGGGTCGCCCGGTGGATAATTACCAGTTGTAGAACGTCCTCTCACATAGAATAGTAATGTATTATCTTGATAGGAACTTTTAAGCATAATACACACCCCTTTCTAACCATTCTCGAACTTGATTGATTTCACTTTCAAAAGCGAATTCCAATCCAATAGAGCCATTTTTAATAAGATAAAATCCTGTTCCTAAATCAGCCATTTTTCCAGTGCTACAATATGGTTTTCCAAACATACCGTTGTTATAATCAACAACGAGAGAAAATTCCTGTTCAAACCACAAAGTTCCTAGTGAGTTAATCAGCGAACCGTCACCACTTTTCACAACACTCTTTCCCCTGAGACTGTTAAGAGCGTTACCAATGTTAGCCCCTAAACCAGTAGGTAGAAACTCTCTGGAAAGCACATCACCATTAATACTTTTGCTCTCATTTCCAATAGCATCAAACCCACCAGAAATAAGGTTAACTAAACCACTGACAGCACTGGTAGCAGTGGTGCTTAAACTAACAGTATCGTCAGTAATGTTGCCTACGGTTATCGGACATGAAATATTTTTTGATGCTAAGGCAAGAGTAGTATTTCCTTGATATGCTCTCAATTCACAAATTCCAGTTCGAGGGTCTACAATAACGCTCACGTTAAAAGAATTTCCTGCATCCAAACTGTTCATGTCAATAGGCATATAACCAAACACATGAGAAAATAATGCCCCTCTAGTATACGGTGAATTGTTAAGATAATTACCTCTTGCACTCTGAGGATGAGCAGTAGTTGCGAATGTCAATGTTTTGCTTATCAATGCCTGATTGTCAAGAATACAGCTAGTATTTCCTGCCTGACCAGTCATAGCAATTTCCCACCAACCAATGTCTATGTTTGCCGGAATGAACTCTGTTTCAACTGTCATAGGCAACCAGAAACATTTAAGCATATACTGACCTGGATTTACCGCCGCTTTTAAGACTGCTTCTGGTATATCTGTGATAGGAACTTTCATCCAGTCAGTAGAAGAAAACATACTTTTGATTACATTTTTCCATGCTTCGGTCTTGAAAAGATAATAATTAACTAAGCCATTTTTTCCCAAAATACAGCAAACAAAAGTTCCACCACTCCAATTAGAATCGTCCCACATTTTCTGGCTTGAGGTAGCGAACGTCTGTTTTGCTGTTGCTGGATACATTAAATCAATTATATCACCGTTACTGGCAACACTACAACGTTCAATATAGAAATTTTTCTGAATTATTGCATCCCTGTAACTTGCCAATACATCTACATTCAAACTCAGTTCCCAATTTCCCACACCGCCAGATACTGTCCATTCTCTCACCCAATAATAGCGGTTAAATTCTCTAATCCGCACAAAATTCCACACATACGGATTAGCACTATAAGGAAAATGTAAAATAAGGGTGGGGGATAAAACCCCACACCCCTCTTTTAAAACAGCATTTTCGGTTTTTTGAATGGCTGATTCATCAGGAACAAATGTACTATTTTTCCTTTTTGAAATCTGAAAAAAATCAACTGTTAAAGCCATATGTACTCCTTAATCAAGTAAGAAAATAACACCATTCTCCGTAAAGTCATTGTAATATCGGTCATTAAAGTGATACCAGAAGTTAGTATAACCACCCCGGGCATTAAACCGACTGGCACTTGACCACTGCCCACAAGAAGTGATACCGACTGCCTCTTCGTCAAAAAGAACCCCGAAGATATTAGATGTGGCGGTTCCCACATCATCCGATTTCACTGCCCCTGTTGCGTCCATGTATGAAGCTTTAATGTTAATACCGTCAGGTGTTTCAATAGACTGCCAAAAATTAACCTGTTCGTGGTCTGCCCATTTCAGATAATTGTCATTGTATACACTCGATAAAACACTAGCATCCATATCTTTCAGATACTCAGAAAAAAGGTATAATTTCTGTCTGTTCTGAGGTGTATGCCTACTGATTTCTTTTCCTGTAACATTGATATGGAACTTTTGTGAACGTTCAGTGAACATTCCAGAAATATAGCCAATATAACCAAAAGCCCATTTGATAAATGGCACAAAATTTGCAGGCTGTCTAACTGTTTCAGTTGTAAGTTCTGTTCCTGCTACATTATTATATTTTGTTACAAGATGTATAACATTATTAGCATCACCTATAACTTTTCCCCCAATAAAGTTAGCCAGTGTCATTCTAGCTGTATTTTCATGGCACTGTTCTATCATATCATTACAATTTTGGACAATCATAGAGATAAATCTCTGAAATTCTTCCTCGGAACTAAGGGCGATATTTAACTGGTCACGAAAAATTGTGTAATGCCTTGAATAGACATTTTGTCCATAGAAATTTGTTTGTAAAATTTTAGGATGGCTGACAATCTGGTCGTCAACACTTTTACCATCAGCTAAATCATAACGTACATCTGCTTCCCAGTCATTATCACCAATACTTAGTTTTCTAACGTGATTTCCAAAAGTCACGTTGTCTTTCATTAATCCTTTAAATTTTGCTTCATATGGCCTGATTGAGAAAATCGTTTTTGAAAGAACCTGTGAAATAGCATTTAAAAGAGCATCAGTACTAATTCCTAACGCAGTATTAGCAACACTAACAAAGCTAGAAGTACTAGTTAAAACCATATTACTCTTACCTGTAGCCTGCTGTACAATAGCATTTAATAGCCATATACTTGAAAAATTAGAGATTGACGGCTGTGTATTAGAGACTGAATCTGATGCTACTTTCATCGGCTGACCGCTCAACCCCCCCTGTACTGGTGTTAATCCATCCATAATTATTTACCCCCATTCTGACCACTCGGTCTGATAATCTCGGCTAACATATCGTCCACAGTCGGCTGTGCCTGTGTCGGCATCTGACTGTTTGCGATTCCATTAGCCTGTACTGCTCTTGTAAGATTGTTAATTGTTTCGATTAAGGGGTCATTGTTTTTAACAACCCCCATGTTTCCCATGTCCAACTGCATCTGCTGACCATTCTGTGCCATTGCATCTGCATAGAACTGTTCCTGCGCTCCCTGCTGTGGATTAATCGGCTTACCGAATCCCTGAATGACTGGCGCTGGCTGACCTGCCTGCACTGGTGCAACCCCTGTCGGCTGCACTGGTTTTGGCATTCCTGCAAACACTGGTGCTGGTGTCGGTTCCCATGCTGGTGCTGGTGCCGGTGCTGGTGCTGGTGCTGGTGCTGGTGCTGGTGCTGGTGACTGTGCCAGTGCCATGATATCTGCTTTTGTGAAACCTGCTGAAGTTAGTGCGACTAACTGTTCAAATGTCATTTATTTGTCTCCTTTTCTTTCAATGTAAGATATTGGATATATGCAAAACCTGCTACCATTTCTCCTGTAGGAAGTTTGGCCTGCCCTAGAACCCATTTAAGGGATGAATCGAACAAGCCAAAAGAAAAAAATGAAGAACCTTTTTTCAGTGAGGTGATTACCTCGGAATCGGTAGTAGGCTGTGTACGTAAGAATAAATCGTCATGTTTTGTTGTGACTTCACATTCACCGTAGAATTCTGGGTGAGGGTGTAAGTCTGTATATGTTTCTGGCATTTCATCGGTTGTGATGATTTTTGCTGAGAGATTCATGCTGTTTCATCCTCTCCTAGTTTGTCTAACAGTCTCTGTAGAATCAGAGTGTTGTTATTTACAGCGTCTGTCATTTTGGTCAACTCTTCTTTGTGGTTCTGAGTTTCAGTGTACCACAGATAGAAAGTCGCACATAAGCAGGCAACTGGAATGCCTAAGTTAGAAAACAACTGTGCGAAAGTGTTTACGTCCATCGGGTAATCTCCTTTCTTTTGGTGGGGCAGGTGTGCCTTTTGCGTTGGACGAACGCACGTTCACCGTTTCCGACGGTTGTCCTCGAACTGCACACATATGTCTGCCCTCTAAAGACATTGTATCACATATGGAAATAGGTGTCAAGTAAGTACTTCGATTCGAGGTCGGAAAAATATATGAGGTCATTGAGATAATATATATTCCATATCCACGAGTATTTCCGCTTGAGTGCCAGAACCGCTTTGTCGGTCACTGCATTGTAACATTCCTCTGGTGTTCCTTGTCTGTGTTTGCAGACATAAAGTTTTTCATGCGATTTGTGAGTATATATCGCAATTTCCCCGAAAAATAACAGAGGAACATATTCAGTTAGATTTTGAGTTTTTACATCCGAAAAATCCATGTCGAAAAATTCATTTTCAAGTGACAGCTGAGCGAAACCACTGTCTTTTCCTGTCATTTTGTACAAAGAGGTTTCAGCTTTGAGTTTGGATATGGGCGAATTACATAGGTTGTATAGTGCGATACCCCTGTCTTTAATGAAATATGTTTCACATTTTTTTCGAGACATTTCTGATACTTTTCGGATTAATCCTAACTGGGCGAATAGTTCACAACCTACATTGTCGCTGTTGGAAAGACAGAAAACCTGTATAGGAGGTTTGCCCTGCAATTCTCGATTTCGGTTCATGGTTTCATAGCCATGTAGAAAAGATTCTGCTACGCCACGTTGTACCTTGTCCCCCTTCTGAGGAATGAATTCATCATATATCCAGATTTTAACATCTTCTGCTGAGAATCCACGCAAGTTAGAAATTGTACTAATTGCAGATGCATAACCCAGAGGTAATCCGTCTGGAATGTTTTTTCCATCCTCATTTACAGTACAATTATAGAATCCTGCTATTTTGGATATTGGGAAGGGCTGAATGTTGGTGTGATGATAGTCGTTAATAGCTTTGACTGGTGTGAGTTCAGAGTTTTTGATGATGTCTAACTGTGTCTGTTTTGTTCGTGAGTACATGAACACCTGTTTGTTTTTTATGCAATATTCTAATGCTCCGAAAGTCTTTCCAGTTCCACGACCACCCCATATAAAATTAAAGGGATAGCCTTGTTCGACTATCCCCTTAAAATTTAGATATCCTTGTTCATTGTAGAGTTTAAGATTCTTTCGCATAGACTGCTGTCATGTACTCACGGTTGTTTTTACTCTTCTCTTTTCTGAATGTGATTGCGAATGTGTCAAGGTGTGACCGCTGTGCCAGTTCTGCAATTCGCTCGAAAGTGCGAATAAAAGCTGGTGAGGTTGTTACGAAAACAACACCCTCATCAGACATCATGGTAAGTAGTCTCATAATGTTTCCGTTGTTGTCGTACTCTTCATAAATGGCGTATTTGCTGATTGCTACAGTTGAGCCACTGCAATACCTAACCGAATTTCGGTCGGGACTTTCAAACATATCATAGCTTATATCCATGTTCCATTCATTGTCTTTGATGTTTGTTTTTACGATTTCCATATTTGTTCTCCTTTTTGATTTTATTTCACTCATTATATAAACAGCTTGATGAAAAACGTGCAATTTTTGATTTATAGGATTACATATAATGAGTGCATGTTATTTAGTTGTAGTGATGTAATTCAGAAATGGGGCGTTGGATTTATACAGAAATAGAAAATTAGCTTTCTACTTTTGTAGCGTATTTGATAAAATCTTCGTCTGAAAGTTCATATCTGTCGGATGTGAAGTAGCATGAAAGTTCAGTTGCCTCGATACCATGTACTTTTTCAACGTACTTCTTAAGCTGTCTTGTGGTCATTGCGGTGATTACCTCACCTGTCACTTTTTCACCAGAAGAGTCTGTAGCTTCGTAATGAGTTGTGGTAATTGTTCTTGTCATGATTTAATCTCCTTTTTTTGTGCTGTTTTTGTTTACATTGTTATTATAGCATTGTTTATGTTTATTGTCAACAGAAAATTTAGGTTTTTATTTTAATATTTGTTTTGGTGTATATAATAAGGAAGGAATTATTTTCTAAAAAGTTGTTGAAAGTTGTTGACATTTAATGACACTTGTGGTAATATAATACTTGTAAGGAACAAGAAAACAAAGTAGTTAAAAGGAGAAATGAACAATGATAGAAATGCATGAAGTAGAAAATGTAAAAGATTATTTATTTGATTTGTGGGAAAAAACGTATCAGGTAGCAATCAATGATATAGTTTTTGACACAGAAAAAATAAATTTAGCTTATGACTATGAAACTGACATTATGGAGATATATCTTTCAAGTGATACACATTTAGAAAATGTACTGGGTTCGTTCAATGTAAATCAAATAAAAACAATAAATAACGCAGTAATCGTAACGAAAAGTAATTTTTAATAGTCTTAAAAGGAGAACAAGAAAATGAATATAGAAGAATTAAAAGAGAATGGAAAACATCTGACTATATGGAAATAAATGGATTTACATTTTATATGGACAACTTTGATTCATTGGTAACAAATCATTCTCTGATAGTATATGACAAGGAAACTAACAGAACAGTGACTACAATACTAGTAACTAAAATACGTTCGTTAATAATAGATAATGAGGTGATATTTTGATAGCGACATTTTTGTTAGGAGTTTGTATTGGTATCTGGTTGATGGTTTTTGCTGAATGGTATGACAATAGGAAAGGGGGTGACAAACAATGAAATCTACTACGTCAATAAATTTCGATTGCGAAATGCTGAAATCATTAAAGCAATATGCATACGAAAATAATAGAAGTGTTAGTAGCACTGTATATCTTTTAATTAGCAATTCCGAACTTTATCAAAAATTCATACATGAAAGGGAGTTGAAAAAAGTTGACTAAAAAACAGAAACAAGCCAGTTATAGCAATTTAAGAAAACAAGTTCTACAAAAAATAAAGAGGCTTGAAAAAAGCACATATGGGAAAGATATTCAAAATACTATCAATTACTATAAAGAGAGATTAAAACCAGTAAGTCGGTTAAAGGATTCAAGAGATTTAGCATATGCTATGAAAGAAGCAGAAAAAGCTAATCAAATTAACTGGACGCAAACGGAGCGAAAAAGAAAGCGAAAAGAACGTGTCAAATGGCTACAACAGGAAATTGGAAAAGATAGAGTAAAAAACATTAAAGATGTAAGAGACTTTGAAGGTTTCATGGAATCTGTGCGTAATTTCTCTATTGGAACCATTTACGATAGCGAAAGAGCCATCAGTATTTATCAAGAAAATCCTGAACTAAACAAAAAGGAGTTGCTAGAAAAATATGATGAATACAGAAAAGACTTCTTTAGTAGACGTTCAGGTAATGCCTAAAATAATAAAAGATATAAAGGCTGAAAGAAACTTTAAAGGTAGAAAAAGATGGGATAAAACCATTTTTAGAAAATGCATATGTTCTTTCGACATAGAAACCACCTATGTGGAAAAAATTGAACAATCCTTTATGTACATATGGCAGTTTGCGGTGATGGAATTAGAAACAGAACATATTTATTATTGTTATGGAAGAGATTGGACATCTGCTGTGGAACTTTTTAATAACATTAATGATGAATATGCTTCAGTTTTAGTTTTTGTTCATAACTTATCCTATGAATTTCAGTTCTTTCGACATTGGTTGAAGATAACCGATGTTTTCGCATTAAAAAGTAGAAAAATTCTAAGTTGTAAATCTAATAATGTAGTTTTTCGCTGTAGTTATTTACAAACCAACAAAAGTCTGGAAAAATTCACTAGTGATATGAAAGTCACTCACTCTAAATTAAATGGTGAACAATTCGATTATAGCAAAAAACGTTTTCCATGGACTGAAATGAATGAATATGAAATTGCATATTCAGTAAATGATGTTATAGGTTTGGTAGAAGCAATGAAAAAAAGAATGGATAATGATAATGACACTCTTTACAGCTTACCACTAACGTCCACTGGATATGTAAGGCGAAAAGCTAAACAAGCTATGAAAAGTTTCAACTATAAACAGTTACACGAAATGTTCTTTGACGAAACTGTTTACATTCTTTTACGAAATGAATTCAGAGGGGGTGACACACACGCAAATCGGTATCATTCAAACAAGATACTGAAAAATGTAGACAGTTGGGATAGAGCAAGTAGTTACCCTGATGTGATGCTCAACTGTGAATTTCCAATGAGCAATTTTGCACCACGTATGATTGATGATATCAAAGAACTGCTCAAACTCTGCGAAAAGAGACACTCATGCTTCATAGGTAAATTTGTGCTTACAAATGTCCGCCAAAAAGACGTTTACTATGGCGCACCATACATAAGTAAAGATAAAGCGTTAGAATTGTCAGAACCTGTATGTGATAATGGTAGGGTGCTATCATGTGACAAAATTGTTTTATCCCTAACTGACATTGATTATAAGATAATCGCTAATGAATATGATTTTGATATAGAAATCATTTCAGTTTATACCGCTAAATATGATTATCTTCCTGACGGTTTAAGAAATCTGGTTATTGACTTATTTAAAAATAAAACGGAACTAAAGAATATTGAAGAAAAAGAAGTTGATTACATGAAAAGTAAAGAACTTATTAACTCACTTTATGGAATGTGTGCCCAAAATCCTATCAGACCAGAAATCATATACAATGACGGTGAAAAACCGTTCAGCGTTGAACCCGTACAAGATTTACATGAAGCCATGGAAAAACATAATAAAAAAGCTTTTCTGTCTTATGCGTGGGGTTGTTGGGTAACATGCTGGGCAAGATTTTATCTAAAATTAATGATTAACATTGTGGGGGATGATTTTGTTTACTGTGATACTGATTCAGTAAAATTTATTATCAGTGATGCTTATAACACTATTTTGTACAAAATAAAAAAATTAAACAATGAAATAAGAGAGAGGAGTATAAAAAACAAAGGATATGCGACTGATTCATTTAATAAAACACATTATCTGGGAGTTTACGAGCAAGAAAAGAAATACAAAAAATTTAAAACACTGGGGGCGAAAAAATATGCGTATGAATACGAAGATGGGACATTCGGAATCACCATTGCTGGTGTACCAAAGAAAGAAGGTGCTAAAGAACTTAAAACACTGGAAAATTTTAAAATCGGTTTCATTTTCTCGAACTGTGGAAAACTGGAATCACGTTACAATGACCTGGATTACGGTATGTATAATCCAGATGGACAAGAAGGTCATGATATTGATATTAGAAGTAACATTGTGTTACGACCAACAACCTATGAAATTGGTATCACAGATGAATACAGCAGAGTGTTGATGGATGCTGAAAATTGGAACTTATTTAAAGAGGCAGAAAGGATGAAAAAATTATGAGAGAATTTTTTACATGGTATTATTTATTTTATTATTTAATTATTGGGGCTTTAGGAGTGTTCATTGTTTCAATGTTACTTGTAGCTATAGATATTATTATAGGGTGGTTTAAAGATGATGACAAATAAATATAGTGAATGTAAAGGATGTGTTAATAAGCATACATGCAAACACACTAATAAATATACAATATGTGTATATAGAACCGATAAATGGAAGGAATTTTATTTAAGAAGATTTATGAAGGTGATGTAATGACAGTACTTATCTATGGTGGAATATTAATTTTCCTATTAACACTTTTAATAGATTCACTTTAAAGTTAGGCGGATTACCGCCTTTCTTTTTTGTCTTTATAAGAACAAAATGGACTATAATACCTGTTCGCCCGGGAAAGACAAATAGACTCGAGTGTGTGCGTGACAGACAGACATGCATGTCCGTGGGAGAAAGACATTTGTCCGCCGTACACGGATACCTATATAGGCG